GCGGCATACGTCAACAACCAAAAGCAGAAGGATTTATATTCTTGCTTAACTGGTGCATTTGGATCTATCAATGCTAATGACAGCAACTCAGCTTTATTTAGTTTGACTATTGATTCAGAATCTGGCGATACTCCAACAACTCTAAGTCCAAGACATATTGCAAAGGCAAAGTCTTTACTAGGAGATCAAGGTGGCAAGCTTACAGCAATAGCAATGCACTCTAATGTTTATGGTGATTTGCTAGAGCGCAATATGATTGATCGTATCTACGACAACACAGGCGCACCAGATACAGGAGCAACTGCTGGTAGTACAACAAGAGCTTTTGATGGCCCTAATGTTGTTGAGAGCTTTGGTGGTCTCAGGATTATTGTTTCTGATGATATTCCAACAACAGGCTCTGGAGCTTCAACTGAGTATTCAACATTCTTCTTTACACAAGGGGCAGTTGTTACAGGTGAGCAAGCACCAATAAGAACACAAACTGATCGTGATATCTTAGCTTTGGAAGAAGCAATGGCAGTGGATCTTCACTACATCTATCACCCAGTCGGTTTAAAATACGCTGTATCAACAGTTAACCCAAACAGAACAGTTTTGGAAACAGTTGCATCATGGTCGAAAGTGTATGAAACCAAGAATATAGGGATTGTAAGGGCTACAGTCGTGAGCAATCAGGATTAGCCGTAAACCCTTGCTATAACTAGGATTTTTAATCATGCCATCATTATTTGAAGTAACTGCTGGGTCTTTGGTAGGCCCAACAACAGGTGGAACTGTAACTCAGGCCACAAACAAATCAACAGGTGTAACTCTTAATACAGAGTCAGGTCAGATCACAATGAACAATGCACAGCTTGACGCTGGCACAGAAGTATCTTTCACAGTAACTAACAGCAAGATTGCAGCAACAGACGTTGTTGTAGCGTGTCATGGTTCTGCTGGAACTGCTGGTTCATATTTGGTAAATGCAAATGCGATTGCTGATGGCTCTTTTGCAGTAACAGTCTCAAACGTATCTGCTGGTAACTTAAGCCAAGCAATAGTTATTAACTTTGTTGCTCTAAAGGGTGCATCAAGCTAATGGCTATTTTCGCTTTTAGGCGAATGAGAGAACAAAATGAGGCTGCCAAAAAGGCAGCTTCACTTGTTCAAACTCTTGAAAAGCCGAAACCAAAATCTAAGCCCAAAAAGGTAAAACTAAATGGCGATAACTCTTGATGCAACTGTTGGTGGTGCAAGCGCAAACACTTATATAACTCTTGCTGATGCAAATTCATTTATTGAAGGTCTTGTCCTCAGTGATGACGCTGCTGCATGGGACGGCTCAAGCAATGATAATAAAAATCGTGCGCTTTTCACAGCAGCCCAGAGAATAGACAGAGAAAAGTTTTTAGGAGCTAGGGTGTCTGATACTCAAGCTTTAGAGTGGCCTAGATCAGGAGTAAGGAAACCTGATACATACACCAATTTATATGGATTAAGTTTTCCAAATAGATTAGTGGCTGATTATTATCTTGACACTGAAATCCCAGACAGGGTAAAACACGCACAAGTTATTTTGGCTGTATATCTTAACAACAACAGGAACGGGCTAGAGTTAAGTGGTTTGGAAGATTTTGAAACTGTAAGCATAGGCAATATAAACGCAACCCCTAGATTCTATGGGGCAGTAGGAATAGATAGAATTCCACCTATAGTTGATCATTACCTAATGGGTATTAGAATAGGTGGAAGAGCAAACTTATCAATCAAGAGGTCTTAAAGTGAACTACGGCTACCAGTACCCAGCAGGGTTAATAATTACAAACACTGCAACCCATACAGGCAGATTTGGCAAGGTTCATTGTTTGGCAGATGCTGAAGCAACTTTTGTAGCTGAGAACCTAACAGAAAATGGTTCATCAACAATCAATGGTATTACGATGAAAGCATCAACAGAAGTTGAAGGTGTTATTACAAGTATTACTCTTGCAAGTGGTCAGGTCATAGCTTATTCATTATGAGCCTTGCTAACGCACTTAAAAAAGCAGCATCAAAAACTTTAAGCAAACTTGGAGGTGATGTAACTATCAGACAGGTAACGGCTGGCAGTTATAACACAACTACTGGAGCTATCACAGAATCCACATCTGATACTACCGTCAAAGGTGCGTTAACAAATGTTAACAGATCTGAGGTAAATGATCTGATTGAATCCCAGGATAAAAGGTTAACAATATCAGCAGGGGATTTAACCTTTGTTCCGACCACAAAAGACAGGGTTGTTATAAGCAGTGTTGAATTTAAAATTATTCAAGTTGTAACAAATGAACAAAATAATACTGCTGTTAGTTTTGATCTTATCTTGAGGTAACTATGGCCAGAGAAATAAATTTAACTGATATTGGAGATCATTTTGGTGATAAGGTTCAAAAGACTGTAAGAAAAGCAACTTTAAAAGCAGAAAAAGATATAAAAGAATTTACACCAGTTGATACTGGTAATTTAAGAAACTCATTTCAAAATAAAATTGAACCTTTTATTGGAGAAGTTTTTACAAACGTGGAATATGCTGAACCTGTTGCTTATGGAACTAACTTACCTCCAAGCTGGGGTGGTCAATATAGAACACGCCAAAATACAATAAAAGGATACCCAGAACTTATTGCAAAGCAACTTGAACAATTTATTAGAGATGAATTTAGGAGATCATAATGGCAGCAATTGATTTAAACACTGTAAGATCAACAATTGAAGGCAGGCTTGCTACAGAATTGGCATCAAGTCCAGTTATCCCTGTCATATTTAACAACATGGCATTTGACTCGACAACAGAAGACACTTTTGTTCAATGCCAAACAAGTTTTGGTTCTGGTAGTTATTTAACAATGGGTGGATCTGCTAACTCCACAAATAGTGTTGTTGGTTTACTTTTAATAAATATTTTTACAGAAGAAGGGATTGGTCCAGGGTCAAATCTTACAATTGGCAAAAGGTTGCGTGACCTTTACAATAATATTACAGTTTCAAATGTTATTTTTGATTCTCCTATTGGCCCTGAGATATTAACCTTAAGTCCAGAAGGTAAGTTTCAAACACAACTTAGAATAACATTTGAAATATTTGAGGATCTTTAATTATGCCAAAACTTGTAATTACAGAAGAAATGCTAGACGCGATAGAAGCTGTAAAAGGTAGGAGGGAAGCAAATTACTGGGACAATAGGTGTAAAAGATATATGGAGAAACAACAAAATTCAAAAAAAGATGTGAAAAACACAGAAAAAGGTTAATATAAAATAAATACTTTCTTTTTGTTATGGCTGTAAAAGGTGATGTAGGAAAAATCATGTTTGAAAATGCTGGCGGTACGGAAGCCGACATTTCAGACTTAAGATCATGGTCATTGTCTATTACTAAAGACACACAAGAAACCACAAAAATGGGTGATACATCAAAATCATTTGTTGGTGGCCTTATTTCTGGTGAAGGTTCTGCAACTTTACTTTATAACCCATCTGGCAATTCAGATTATCAAGCTTTTATTGATGATGTTCTTGTAACTGGTGACGCTGGTGACGCTCTAATTGAGTTATTTCCTGATTCAAATACTTCTGCTAAAAAAATTAGTTGTGCAATTATTATCAATAGTGCAGATTATGGGGCGACTCTTGGTGAGATTCAAGAGATAAATATTACGTTTATCACTAATGGTGCCATTACATCAGCTATATAGTACATTAGAGTAACTAACCCCACTAAAACATGGCAACAAAAAGAACCGTTGATCTTATCACTGAGGCTTTCAGTGATGTAATGACCGCAAGAAGAAAATATCAATTAAAAAAACCAAATGGTGAATTATTAAAAGAAATTTATTTCCCTCCTTTAACAAGATTTGACAGAATCCAAGCTCAAGCTGCTGCTGGGACTGATGATGCTTTAACAATTTCAACAAGACTTCTATGCCAATTAGCTCAAAACGAGGATGGTACAAAAGCGTTTGCTTCTGCTGATGCTGAAAATTTAAAAAGATTTTTACCAGAAAGTATATTAAATGAACTTGAATTTTTTATGATGGATATTCAGGTTGATATTAATACAGCAAAAAACGAATAAAGCGAGATAACTGGATATATTTTGAGTTTTTTCTCGCAACAGAATTAGGCAAGACTTTACAAGAATTACGAAAATCAGTGACACAAGAAGAATTAATTTATTGGGCTGCATATTATGAAGTTAAAAATGACAGAGAAAAACAAGAAATGAATCGTCAAAAGGCAAAATCACGGTAGAATATAATAAAGGTTATTTTATACGTGGCACAATCAACAGTTAAATTAATAGTTGATGCACAAAATGCCATTAGACCATTGCAACGTGTTAACCAGCAGACACAAAATTTAAATAAAAATACAAACAAATTAAAAGATAGTTTAAATAAATCAAATACATCATTAAGAGCAACAGGAAGGGCTGCAACATCAGCGAGCGGTGGATTTAGAACACTTAACAAATCTCTTGGTCCATTATTGAAAGTCTTAGCTGCGATTGCTGCGGTTAAATTCGTTTTTGTTCAAAGTGCTGATATAGAAACTCAAAGAAAAAGTTTAGAAGTTCTTACAGGATCACTTTCTAAAACAAATAAAATTATTCAAGAATTACAAGATTTTGGTGCTGTTACACCTTTTACAAGTAGTGAATTAATAGAACAATCAAAAAGGTTAAAAGCTTTTGGATTTACAACTGATGAACTTTCAGATAGTGTAAAAAGGCTTTCCGATATTGCTGGTGCTACTGGTGCTGACTTATCAGGTATTGCAACTGCATTTGGTCAGATAAGAGCAAAAGGTAAATTACAACAGGAAGAGAATCTTCAATTATTGGAAAGAGGAGTTGATATAACAACAGAACTTAAAAAAATAACAGGTTTGCAAGGAGAGGAATTTGAGTCAGCGATGCGAAAAGGTAAAATTGGCGCTGATCTTGTCAACGAAGCCTTTATTAACCTAACAAACGAAGGCGGTGCATTTTTTGGTGGTGCTACTGCTCAAGCTGATACTTTAAATGGAAAATTATCAACACTTATAGACTCAGTTCAAGGTTTAGCTAGAACAATTGGAGAAGTTTTAGGACCAGCAATAAAAACGGCTTTATCGTTAGCAACATCGGCCGTACAAACTATTGATAAATTAATAAAAAGAGTTCAAAATATAACACAACTTGGTTTAAAAAATGTTCTTCAAGCAGAAAATGCAGCGAAAAAAACTGCTGAAAGGTTAACAAAATTAAAATTTGGTGATGATGTAAATTTAGGTTTGTTTGGAAATAAAGAAGCTAAAAAGTTTCAAGAAGAACAATTTAATTTGTTAGTAAAACAAAATATAGAAAGAGAAAAGCTTAAAAATAAACAGTTTGAAGAAACTGAACTTATCAAACAAGCTAATCAACAACATTCTCAAACAGTTACAAAAATACAAGAAAAAAGCAATGCTACAGATCAATTTAATTTCAAGTTAGAAGAATCATTTTTTCAAATTCAAAAAATACAAAATGAAACGTCAAAATTAAATTCACAATTTTTAGAAATTGGAATGACTATTGAAAATGGTATTGTTTCTAATCTTACTGACACAATCATGGGCGTTCAATCGCTGGGTCAAGCAGCAATTGGTGTCTTAAATAGTTTAAAAAGAAAAATTATTGAGGTTGCTTTACAAAATGCTGTTTCTGGTCTTGGTCGAGGAATAGCCGGTAGTTTAGGAGGTTTGTTTGGTGGCGGTCTAGGTGGTGGATTAGTACCGTTTATACCAGGTCTAGGTGGAGCCGGTTTTGGTGGTGGCGGTATAAGTCCACTTTTAGGTTTTGCAAATGGTGGAAGACCTCCAGTAGGAAGAGCTTCTATCGTTGGCGAACGTGGTCCTGAGATTTTTGTTCCTGGTGTTTCTGGAACTATAATGCCGAATAGCTCTTTAGGTGGTTCAACAAATATCGTGAATGTTTCTGTTAATGCATCAGGCTCTAATGTTTCAGGTAATAATGCTGATGCAAATCAATTAGGACAACTTATAGGAACTGCCATACAAGCACAATTAATAAAAGAAAAACGCCCTGGAGGGTTATTAGCATAATGGCAACATTTCCCGATATTAGTCCTATTTATGGGATGAGAAAAGTAAGTCAACCAAAAATACGAAGCACATCATTAGGTGACGGGTATGAATTTAGAACTTTACAAGGATTACCTTTAACACAAGATCCTAAAATTTTTGAATTAACTTTTGAAGTATCTGAAACTGAATCAGATATTATTGAAGCATTTTTAAGAAGTCGTGTAAATGATCAAGCAAGTTTTGATTTTACCCCACCTGGGGAAGGGTCTACAAAAACTGGAACTTACTCACAATCAAGCAGTGCCACAGTCACAATTACCATTACTAATCATGGCTTTGCTATTGGTGATGTAGTAACTATTGATTATACTTCAGGTTCTGCAACAGATGGTACATTTGCAATAGCCACTTCAGTTGATCAAAATACGTTTACAGTAACAGCAGCTTCAACTGGTACTAATAGTGGAAATGTATCGGTCACATTGTCAGGGGCTGGTAAATATGTTTGTGAACAGTGGGAAAAATCAATACCATATAATAACAGAGCAACTTTAAATTGTACTTTTAGAGAGGTATTTGAACCCTAATGGCAATACCAACAGCAGAATTACAATCTTTGACAAATAAATCAATAATTGAATTATTTTCATTGACTTTAGTTTCAGATTTACATGGTTCAACAAGTGTAACTCGTTTTCATTCTGGGGTTGGAATGAATAGTAATGCTTCAATAATATGGCAGGGAAATACATATGATAAGTTTCCTATTATTGCAGAAGGTTTTGAATATACAGGAGAGGGTAAATTGCCACGACCACAACTTACTGTATCAAACATTCTTGGAACGATTACTGCATTAATGGCAACAGTAAATGCTACGACACCATTTAATGATTTACAGGGTGCAAAAATTATTCGTCATAGGACGATGGCTCAGTTTCTTGATGCTGCAAACTTTCCTTCAAATCAAAATCCTTTTGGTACTCCATCAAGCACTACAGAACTTCCACAAGAAATTTATTATGTTGAAAGAAAAACATTAGAAAATAGACAAATCGTACAATTTGATTTAGTTTCTGCACTTGATCTTCAAGGAATTCGCGCACCAAAACGTCAAGTTACAAGAAAAGATTTTCCTTCTATAGGTACTTTTACATGACTTGGAAAACAAAAGCTGAAAAACACGCTATTGAATGTTTACCACATGAATCTTGTGGTTTACTAGCAATAATAAAAGGAAAAGAAACATATTGGCCTTGTAAAAATATTGCTGATTCTAATTTTGAATATTTTGTAATTGATCCTGATGATTGGGAAGAATGTGAAGATTCGGGAGAAATAATTGGTATTGTTCATAGCCACCCTGTTGGGCCTGTAACACCTTCAGATGCTGATAAAGCAAGTTGTGAACATTTAGGATTGCCTTGGTATATTTTTAGTCCTACTTTAAAGGGATGGTACAGTTTTGAACCAAGTGGATGGAAAACACCTTCATTAATCGGAAGAGTTTTTTTATGGGGAAAACATGATTGCTGGTCTATTATAAGTGACTGGTATTTACAAAAAAAAGGAGTAAAACTTATGGAATGGAAACGCCCTAAAACACTTAAACAGTTCTTACAAAATCCAGAATTTGAAAAAGCATTACCGATGGGAGGATTTGTAAAGCAAAAAAATAATGATGATATACAAGTTGGTGATGTTTTACTTTTTCAAACTGTTACAGGTAATCTAGATCATGTAGCTGTTTATATTGGCGATAATACATTATTAAATCATAATATAAGAAGATTAAGCTGTAGAGAACCTTTTGATTTAAATTATCAACGTGCATTAAAAGGAGTTTATAGATATGAAGCTTAGAAAAATTAAAGTTTATGGTAGATTAAGACAATTTTTGGGCAAACCATATTTTGAAGCCGTTGTAAATAATCCATTGCAGGCATTTAGTTTTTTAATAAATAATTTTCCAGAAGTAGAAAATCATATAAATAATCAAATCTATAAAGTAAAAATGGGTGATTTAGAAATAACTGAAGATATTTTACAAATGAATGGTGATGGTGATATCAAAATAATTCCTATTGCTATTGGTTCAGCACCAGCAATTCCTATAATTGGTGGATTAATCACCGCAGGTGCTGGCGTTGCTATTGCTTCGTCATCGGCTGCTATTTTTACTACTGCAATACTTGGTACTACTGTTGGTGCGCTTGTTGGCGGTGGATTAATAGCAGCAGGAGCAAGCATGGCGATATCAGGTGTAAGTAGACTTATTGCTCCAACTCCAACAATTCCTGTTGTTCCAGCCACACCTGCTTATAGTCCCGCAGCAGTAGACGTTGGTGGTGGGGTTAGAGGTAGTAGTGGAGGCGGCGGTGGAGGCGGAGAGGGAAGCGCACCATCCTTAAGTCCTTTAGATCCAAGCCTACCAAGTGTTCAAGCAAACTTTGGTTTTAGTTCAATTTCAAATACTACAAGGGCTGGGGTTCCTGTTCCAATAATTTACGGTCTTGTATTTAGTGGTTCTGTAGTAATAAGCTCTGGTGTTGATACAGTTCAAGTAAAAGGTACTGCTTGATGGGTTCAATAAAAAAAGCAATTGATTCAACTGCAGGTGATTTTGGAATTACAAATCCGCAAATACCTAAAGATTCACTTGCCTCAAAGCAATTTCAACTTTTGATTGATCTTATTTCAGAAGGAGTTATATCAGGCTTCCCTTCTGCTACTGGTTCACAAGGTTCAGATGAATATAACAGAACTGCATTAAAAGATGTATTTCTTAACGATACTCAAGTACTTCAACAAAATAAAGATGGGACTGAAGAATCTCATTTTAATTTTAAAAATGTTACTTTTGAACCAAGATTTGGAACATCAGATCAAACTGCAATTCCTGGTATTGTTGCAAGTGAATCTGAAACAATTGTAGGCACAGTAGTTACAGATTTTCTTTCAAGATCTATAACAAATACAGATGTCAATGCTGTAAGAATTACTATTGCTTTTCCTAGTTTGCAAACTTTTACAGATAGAGGAGATATTGAAGGAGCTAGTGTAAATTTAACTATATCTAGAATTGATGGTAATGGCACAGAAGTTACGCCAATTAATGACGTTGTAACGGGAAAAACTGCCAATACATATTTTAGAGATTATGAAATAGATATACCTTCTGGAACTGTTTTTCCTGTAACTATAAAAGTAAATAGAATAACTGCCCAAAGTTTTGTAACAACGCTACAAAATGATTTTTTATGGAGTTCTTTTACAGAAATAATACATGAAGCAAGACCATATGCTAATTCGGCTCATGTTGCATTACGTTTTGATGCTGAAACTTTTCCATCGGTTCCATCAAGAACTTACAGGGTAAAAGGAACTCTTATAAAAATTCCACACAATGGAACTGTTAGGGCTGATGGATCAATTGAATATTCTGGAACATTTAACGGTACTTTTAAAACTGACAAAGAGTGGACAAATGATCCAGCGTGGATTTTATATGATTTGCTTACAACGAGCAAAGGTTTTGGAGATCAAATTGATACATCACAATTAGATGTTTACAGTTTTTATTCAGCATCTGTTTACTGTTCAGAACAAGTAGATGATATGACAGGCACAGGAAATACAGAGCCTCGCTTCTCAACAAATGTCGTTCTAAATACTCAGCGTGATTCATATTCCTTGATAAATGATCTTTGCTCTGTGATGAGAGTAATGCCTTTTTATGGCGTTGGAACAGTTCAAATATCCCAGGATCGTCCCACAGACGTAAGCTATATCTACAATCTCAGCAATGTTTCAGAAGAAGGCTTTAGTTATCAAAACTCAGGTAAAACAACAAAAGCAACAGTTGTAAATGTTGGTTTTTTTGATAATGATCTACAACAGATAGACTATGAAACTGTAGAAGATACAGATTTAATAGCTAAATATGGTGTTGTTGTTTCTAATTTAAAAGGTTTTGCTTGTACTTCAAGAGGTCAAGCTAGACGTATTGCAAAATGGTTTCTTTATACTCAATCAAACGAAGCCGAGGCAGTATCATTTAAAACAACGATAGAATCAGGAACTATTGTAAGAGTTGGAACAATAATTAATATTCAAGACCCAATGAAGGCTGGGGTAAGAAGAGGTGGGCGTATAAAAACAGGTGTATCTACAACTCAAATTGTCGTTGATGATCAAAATAATACAGATTTAGCAACAACAGATTCTGCAACTTTATCTGTTATTTTATCTGATGGCACGTTAGAAACAAAAACAATAAGTAGCATTACAGGAACAACAATTACTGTATCATCTGCATTTTCTTCTGTACCACAAACAAATTCAGTTTGGGTGATAGAAAATACATCATTACAACTTCAAATTTTTAGAGTTATATCTGTTAAGGAAGTCAATGATGTTGAATATGAAATAAACGCTGTTGCACATAATCCTTCTAAATATAGTTTTATTGAAGATGGCTCGACCTTAGAAACTCGTACAATTACAACCCTTTCAGATCCAAAACCAGCGCCAGGTAATTTACAAGCTACGGAACAAATTGTTGTAATAAATGGAAGAGCGGTATCAAAATTATTTATAACATGGTCACCAGTACAAGGCGTTACAGAATATATGTTGCAGTATAGATTTAATGATGATAATTTTATCACTGAAAGAATAACAAGACCAGATTTTACTATTTTTGAAACAAGTCTTGGAACTTATGAGGTGCGTGTTTTTAGTTATAATGCATTACAAAAACCAAGTATTGAACCTGCAACAATATCAGTTACCACAGTAGGTAAGACAGCTTTGCCAGATGATCCATCTGGATTAACAATTGAACCTGTTTCAGATGAGTTTGTACGACTACGTTTCAACCCCTCTACCTCTGTTGATGTTTTACATGGAGGCACAGTTTCCGTAAGGCATACACCGAGTACTGATCCAACCATTGCAATTTTTCAAAATGCAACAGAATTAGTTCCTAAACTTGCTGGCAATATTACAGAAACATTGGTCCCTGCATTATCAGGTACATATTTATTAAAATTTATTGATGATGGTGGTAGAAAATCAGAAAATGCAGCGAAAATAATTGTTTCTCAACCTGATCCACAACCAAATCAAGTAATACTTACTGAAAGAGAAGATACTGATTCACCACCATTTCAAGGCGAAAAAGTAAATACTTTTTATGATGTAGATTTTGATGGATTGCTTTTAGATGGTGTTCTTTTATGGGATTCAATAACACAAAATATTGATGATTTATCAAATATAGATTTTGCTGGCCCAGTAAATTCAACTGGGTCTTATGAGTTTCAAAATGTTATTGACCTTGCATCAAAATTTAACTTAACACTTAAAAGAAGATTTGTTACCTCTGGTTTGCTGGTAAATGATCTAATTGATTCAAGAACTGCAAACATTGATACTTGGACTGATTTTGACGGTACTTTACCAGAAGATGTAAATGCTTCTCTTTTTGTTTCTACGTGTGATTTAGATCCCGCAACATCAGTCTCAGCAACTTACGAGCAAAGTGGTACTACTATTACTATTACCAAAAACAATCATGGTTATAACACTGGAGATTTTGTTGTTATAGATTTTACTGCTGGAAGTGCCACAGACGGTAATTATGAAATTCAAACAATAACCACTAATACTTTTACAGTTACAGCAAGTGAAAGTGCAACAATATCAAGTGGAACTTCTTGTACTTATGGAGCAAATTTTACTCAATTTAACACTTTTGCTAATGGAGAATATACAGCAAGAGGTTTTAAATTTAAAGTTGAACTCACATCAAACGACCCAGCACAAAATATAAACGTATCCGAACTTGGCTTTGAAGCAAGCATCAAACGTAGAACAGAAACAGTAAACACATCTATAGCATCAGGAACTTCGGCAAAAACTGTAACTTTTACAAATCCCTTTTTCACGGGAACTGGTTCCCTTGGTGGATCAACAACAGCATTCTTACCAACTGTAGGTATTACTTTAGAAGGTGCTGTAACAGGTGATTATTTCAAAATAACTTCTATTACAGGAACTCAATTTGTTATTGAAGTAAGAGATTCAAGTAATAATTTTAAAGATCTTAATTTTAGATATACTGCTGTAGGGTTTGGTAAAGGAGGGTAAATATGTTTATATTAAAGTTATAAACTATCATATACTTATATAAAAAGGATTAAGTAATGGCAACACATGATTATATCATTTCAAATCAGTCTGGGGCTGCATTTAGAACGGATTTGAACAATGCCCTTGCAGCAATCGTAAGTAATAACTCAAACTCATCTAGTCCAGCAACTACATACGCCTATCAGTGGTGGGCAGATACCTCTGCTGGTGTTTTAAAAATAAGAAACTCTGCCAACAACGCATGGATAGAACTTCTTCAACTTGACGGTACTTTAACTCTTGAAGATGGTAGTGCTTCAGCACCAGGTCTGGCTTTTCGTGACGATACAAATACAGGTATTTTTAGTTCTGATGCTGATACTTTTAACATAGCAACTGGTGGAACTGAAAGATTTCAAATAACTAGTACAGGACTAGCAGTAATATCAACAACTGCTGATGAAGCTTTTAGAATTAATTCAACAAATAGTAATGGCGGTCATATAAGAATACAAACAAGTGGAACTACTAAAAGTTTTATTGGACAAGCTGCTGGTATTTCTGGAAGTTTAGGTGGTGCTAACGATTTAGCAATTAGGTCTGCTGAAGATATTGTATTTTCAGCAAATAATGATAATACTGTAAATTTTAAAATTAATGCGGATGGTCATGTTGATGTTATTGGAAATTTAGATGTAGGTGCGGGTGTTGATGTAACAGGAAATATAACAGTTACAGGCACAGTAGATGGTAGAGATGTAGCTGCTGACGGAACTAAATTAGATGGTATTGAGTCAGGTGCGACAGCAGATCAAACTGCAAGTGAAATAGTTGCATTAATAGCAGATCAAACCATTGCTCCTTCTACTATTGATATGGAAGATAATGAGAAAATTAAACTTGGAACTGCGGATGATTTAGAGCTTTTTCACGATGGCTCCAACTCGCGGATTAAAGATGTAGGCACAGGTGTTTTAGCTTTAAGTGGTAGTGAAGTTCATGTACAAAATAGTGACAATAGCCAATCTGTTGCAAAATTTTTAGGCGGGACTACAAACTCAAGTGTTGAGCTTTATCACAATGATGTGAAGCGTATGAACACATCAAGTTCGGGATTAGAAATGGTTGGACTTATGTATTTCGGTCAAGGAAGTGCAGTAAACGTAATGAATAGAGACAACGATGGTACATTACTTGAATTTCAAACAACAGGAACAGCTAGGGGTAGTATCACAGTATCAGGAAATACTGTTAGTTATAATGGTGGTCATTTAAGTAGATGGTCACAAATAAAAGGACTTTCTACAACTGATACATCAGCTAGACCTACAATTTATCAAGGTACAGTTATGAGTAACCTAGATGATTTATGTGCTTGGTCATATCCAGATCAGTTATATACTGAACAAGATAAAACAGATGGTAAAATCCCAGATGGTAAAGAGGTGGGTGACGTTAAAAAAGCTGCACATACTGTAGACAATCAACAATTAAACATGACAAAAATATCTGATACTGAAGGCGAAAAAGATGTAGCTGGGGTTTTTTGGGCGTGGGATGATAACGGAAATGAATATTATGCTAACGATTTCTTTGTTGCAATGACAGGGGATATGGTGATTAGAGTAGCAGCATCAACTACTGTTGCAAGGGGTGATTTATTAATTTCAGCAGGTGATGGAACGGCAAAACCACAATCAGACGATATTGTAAGAAGCTCTACTATTGCAAAAATAACATCTACTAATCATACGGCTACTTATGCAGATGGAAGTAAGGCATATCCTTGCTTGTTAATGGCTTGTTAATTGTAAAGTTGAAACATTTTTAATTTTTTGTATAATTGAATAACTTAAAATAATTTTATGGCATCACCTCAAGAACTTTATGATGAAATAAAAACTCGTCTTGATTTAAATATTGCAAAAGCACAGATGTTGGACAAAGAAATAAAAGAAAAAGTAGCTGAAAAAAATAAGCTTATGCAACCAATAATGGAAGATCAGGGTGCATTAAAAGAATTTGCAAAATTACCTGATGTAGTAACTGAAACTGTTCAAATAGGATCTTAATAAATTTACTATTTATCTGTTAGTTGTCTAGTCATTAATCCTGAGATTAAATATATAGGAGCTATAGTTGGTATTATTAGCAGCATTGATATAATGAGGCTATGACTTATTGCTCGGAGGATAGCTTGTTTTACCATGTTTCAAAAAATTTCTAATGTATTAAGTATTATCTCTTTTATAATGGTAGCTTCAATGAGTGGAGGAGCATATTTTGGATATAAATATGTAACATCAGAACAATTTAAATCAAAAGTAATGAATGAAATTCTTGAAAATGTTTCTGCAATAATGCCAAAAGTATTAGATCAAGAACTACCTAAAATTACTGGCCCATCAATGCCGATCATAAAATGATCTTTGGGTTTATAAAAAAGTTAATAAAATATTACGTTGATAAATTAGTTCATTGGATGCGAATGAAAAAATTTAATTTAGAGCTAGATAATCAAATAAAAAAATATCATGAAGAACTAAATAAAAAAGTAAAGAAACCAAAAATCGTAGAAAAAGGTAAGTTTGGAGAAGATGGTTGGTCTGTTTCGATTGGAGAGTTTAAAGATGGAGATACCTGATATAAGTATTCCTGAAATTTATATTCCAGACATACCAGAGCCTTATACCACTCATTATTTAACTATTACAAAACCTCCTAGTATTGACGTCCCTGGTTGTACCTATCAACATCGTGATATAAAAAATACTGGTAATCGTAATTTATTACTGGAAGATCCAAATGGTGTATTTACAACGTGTGATTTTCCGTTCCCTAGTTTTATTCCTCTTGACTATACACCTGAGAATATGGTCATTACAGAACAAGCACCTATAAATAGCGATCAGGGAGAAATGCCCGAAACAGAAAAACCAAAAATTTCCAAAAAAAAAGATGAAGAATTAGTTATACCACCTTGTCCTAGTAAAAAAGATCAAAAAATTGGAGATTTTCGTAACGATAAAAAATTGGAACGTGTCATTGGTTATGAAAGAGGGCAGAATGGTATAGATTGCATTATCTTGTATGAATCTGTCCCGTTCGTCTCGCAGTACATTCCAAGTTTTAAGCAGTTTACTGGGGTTTTTAGTCTTGCTTTGGTCGGCTGTTCTGCTCCGATCATTCTTAATTTAGTAAAACCGCTAGTTAAAAATATAATAAAGAAGCTGACAAAGAAAAAAAAGATGTAGAATAATTATCCGTAGATGAGTTTAATACCCGTGACTTATCTACTTAAATTTGTGAGTATGTGGGATAACTTGGTTTGGTGGGATATTAACAACAATATCTTCACAGGTAATAGCACTAGGAGTATTAGGTTTGAAAGTAACACCTAATTTTGCCTGTTTTGCACACATCTCCAAACGATAGAGGCTGATTTCCATTTTGGTTTTCTTTATCAATAGTTTTTGAGCTTCAATATTTACTGCTGTTGCTTCATGGCAAAGTGCTGGTGATTTCCCTAATGGAATGTTCAGTTGAGCCGAGACTCCATAATTTAAATTAAATGTATCTTTTTCAAATCTTGGTATTTCTGAATAATATAAAACATCTCCTGTTTCTTCATCATATATTGGGGTTTTTGTTACTCTTTCTCTAGGTAAGGCAAAAGACCAGCTATCGGTTACATAGGGAGTAATTGTAAAGCTGGGAGAAGCACAGACTATTCCCTGACTCATTCTAAAACTTGGCATTGAGCTTGGAGTTATCATAGTTGCATTATTATTAACTACTCCCTGTGCATTGCTGCTAGGAGAAGCAACTGTAGTATTAGCTAAAACCCTTGCAGGACAAAGAAGTAAAGCTATTGCCCAAAGGTAGTTGTAGTTTCTGTGGTTGTGCTTGTATTTATTTGACGACTTATGGTAGTTACTGTGTCTAGCCCTGGAGTTATCAGTGTCTCTTGAATTGAAAAAGATGCTCCGTTGTTTACGACTGACCAACGAGGAATAGCTTCTAAGTTTGGTGAAGTCCAATGGAAGTTTACTCCCCCAACTGTTTGCTGGTTCGTAGTCGTAGGAGTAGGGTTGATATATCCTGTTTCAGATTTGATATTATGTCCTGATGCTGAGTATGAGTATCCTGTACGGTATTGATGGCTCGTAATCGTTTCATTAATTATTGATTCAGAAATACTAGAAGTTTGAGAAGTTCCACTACGAAATTGAGGCACTACAGGAACAGCAAGTGTTCTTATAGGTAATGCTAATAAAACTAGTGGCCAAAGTCTAGTCAATCGTAATAGTAACTTTGGTAGATCCTATGCAAGATGTACCAGACCCACCTGCGGTACAGGTATGGACTCCAGAACTCAATGACGTTAAAGCGAGAGATCCAGCAGTACCGCCTGATGCTACAGTAGTTGATCCTCCTAATACTGGTAATGCTGCAATACCCGAACTGGGAGTTACGGTAGATGGTGTAGCGTCACCCATGATTACCGATTCTGTTTTTGAGAAGGCCGAGCCACTTGTGGTTACTGAGGTATCAGTTTGTATCATTGCCGGAACGCCATTACTCAACGAACCAACATTAAGACCGCCAATCTTGCCTGATGTCGTGGTGTCTCCTACAGTTACAGATGGGGTAATATTGTTTCCGCTTAAAGAGTAGGTCGTACCAACTTTTTGTGTAGTTACAAATGGCATATCTACCGTGATCTGTGCAGAGGTAACAAACTCTTGTTTTATGTCCGCAAAAGCAGCCGTTGGTAAGAATAGAAGTAAAGTAAACAGTTTTTTCATTTGATACCTACTTTGTTTTTACTATTATCTACTATTTTAGGACCATTACTGTTATTTGTGCCACTTTTCTTGTTTCCCACGGAAATCCCGTAGCTTCCGAGGACACCACTGACTAAACCTGCGGTAAAGGCTCCGTCTATCCTTACCTTACCCATGTACCCCAAAGTCATCATTGATAAACTCCAAGTCAAAATTAAAAATCGGATAGCGTGACCAAATAGATCACCCCATTCAATACCTTCTTTTTCTTGCTTGTCTTCTTCCATACGGGTTTCCTTTCTTGTTTTATACTACCAACTTAGCTATGTTAGGAAAAGAAAACAAAAATCCATGTCAAAGTTTCTAATTAATTTATTTATCAGATTCGGCAAGAGTGAGAGTCTACGCAAAGGTGTGCTTTCTATTTTGAAAGATTTAGTGTCCAAATCAGATAATGATATTGACGATGCCATCGTCAAGATGATTGAAGAAAAACTCTTTCCAGTAAAATGAAAATTACTAAATTCCTAAACATTGACATTGAGCCTGTTCCTCCAGAATTGGAATTGTCGGTTGAAATGCGTTGTAGAGAAATAATGGAAAGTGATGATTATGACAATATAAAAAGATACTGTACTCATCTAATAAGACATCAAATGAATCAAGATGTATTTCTTGCTTCTATGTTAGGTAGATTAGTAGAACTTGAAGCAAATCTTGTCGTTAAACAAGTAAGACAAGAAAAAAAAATTAATCCGATAAAAAAGTTTTTTCGTATTCCTTAATTTCTTCATCAGTAAAATCTTTTATTAATAAGTTGTCAATTTTATCAATTTCATAATTAAATTTTAATATTGCAGTTCTTATATGTTCTGCCACCCAACGGCCCTCTTGATAAACTACTTGAGCTTTTTTTCTTTCATTTATAAAAATATAATGATCTTGACCTCTCATTTGAATTTCTAAAAAATTTTTTTCTAAATTTTTACGTCTTATGTCTTTTAATTTTTGAAGTTTAAATCGTGAAGATTTTTTATCTTTTTTCATTTTCCAATTCCTGTATCCTTTTGTTTATAGCATCATATCTTACACAATATTCCTTAAGATCTAACCGTTCAAACCAGAATTGTTTCTGTAATTCTGCAAGCTGGTCATAATAATTTTTTATCAGATCTTTATTTTTCATTTCCAATATAATAATTTTCTCCTCCACCAATTAATACCTCTCCACAAGAATTTTTGACAATAGCTCTTAATGGTTGGTTGAATTTAATTTTTGCTTGTGATTTCTTTGCAGATTCTGTAAATTCAAATTTAACACCTTCTTTTGTATGCCTTATAGCTTTAACCAGTTTTAAATAATATGTATTCAATCCTTTCGCTTTATAAACTTGATAAGTTAAAATTTGCGGTCTATCTTTAACGCCTAATGACCAATGATATTCAATATCATCAAAAAATACTTCTTTTCCATCTTCTATTGCTTGTTTTACTTCTTTAGCGTTCATTTTTTGCTCCATAATTTTATAAGAAGTTCTAATTCAGCAACTCTTTTCTTAGCTGCTGCGATTTTTTCGGCTGTTGTCATAAATAAAAAAGGGGTCTTATATGAAATCACATTCGGAAAAGATTTCAATGCCCCTATAAATTAGGCTGGGATTGCTTCTGAGCTTCTACTTTTTACAGGTAATGTAAAATCATTTACTCTCACCTGAATGGATGCTCCAGGGCTGCCATCTCTTTTCTCAAAAGTATTAAGGTTACCAGATCCTGTGACGGTAATCTGATTGCCTTTCTTTATGTAATCCATAACGACATCTCCTCGATTGCCCCATACAGTGCAATCAACTTGAACAGTCACATCTTGGATGTCTGTTAGTAGTCTAAAATTAGTAACTTTAGTACCTTGAGAAGTTTCCTTCTGTACTGGATCTGAGGCTAGGTTGCCAACGGCTGTAATGCTTAACATGATAATTTAATTAGTCAGGGTTGTTTGATTTGTTCTGCCAATCCTCAATATCTACTCGGTTGTACCGAATAGTGTTATTAAGGATAACAGTCCATTTTGGGCCACTGGGATGACCCTTGCGAGTTTTGGTTCTCCAAAGTCGCACAGTTTGAGGTTTTACACCAAGCTCTTCAGCTAATTGATCTGAGGTTATAAGTTCATTCATGAATCCTCCTTCTCTAAAATAAGTGTTAGTAATCCATCTCTTTGATCTTCACTAATAGCATTAGTTTCATATCGTTTTGAAATGTTTTTCTTTAACAAACCGAGCTTGTTTTTGTTACTTGGTTTATTGATAAAGGCTTCACATTCTTTGATGAACTTATCACTTTCGGATCTATCAATTGGTTTGTTACTTGAGACAGTTGATTTACTATCATCAGGTTTTAACCATGCCTTGTCCTTATCGTATAAAGACAAGCCAAATTGATCTCCAAACTGCATCAATGCTCGCTTCCTAGCATCAGATTCCGCTTCTTTTACTGCTGATTCGTACTTATCACCAATACTACCCATTCGACCATGACCAGCGCCTGTTCCTTCTCTAACAATATCACCAACGGTAATTCTTACTCTTGCAATGTAAGTAATACATTTGGGATCTTCAGAAACTAAAAAAGTTTCCAGTGTTTCAGAACTCCAACCATCAAAACCAAAGATGCGGTTGGCTTCTTGAATAACGTGCCAGCTTTCAACATAAGCTAATTTCTGACCACCGCCACCTGGTCTAAAGGTGACATTTTTTTGATCAATTTTTTGATTAAGCAGTTTTTTTTGCTCTTCATTAAAACTCATTTTTCTAAGGGGGTTGAAAATGCCCATCGGGGCAGGGATAACGATTGAACTCCTGTTTGACACCAGCTTGGCCAATCATCAAGCAGGCGACATTCGGCAATCTTATCTAAAGCTTCTCTAGACAGTTTTTGCCCTTCTTGCAACGCATCATCATCAAGTTCCCATAAACCAACATCAAATGGATATTCAGATTGCACTACAAGAAAAATAAATCTTTTCGCTGATGGAATGCCATTGAGATAATGTTTCGCCTGTAAATGGTAGGTAAAATTTGCAACAGCTTTTGCAAAATCTCTAGGGTTTGCTCCTGATCTACTGGTTTTTAAGTCAACAATAGTTTCTTTATTAAGCCAATCAGGTCTACACTTACAGGTTAACCCCGAAGTGGTGTCTTCCCACCAATATGATTTTTCTGCGATACCAAAACTCAGTAACTTCTTAGCATGAGGTTCTGCAAAGACCGCATCTCTCATCTTGATTGCATTTTCCATATCAGATTCTGTTACAGCAGTAAGACCTTTTGCCTCAGCCTCCTTTGCTTCCTCTTTGCCTTTTTTGGTTGTTCTGGATGATACTGCAACAAACCTTTTTGTAAGCTCATCAGGTTCTAAAACCGCACAATGAGTCAATGTTCCCAAGAGCATTGCACTTGTCGGTTTATGTTGTGGCCTCTCAGGGTTCAAAAATGAATTCCAGTAAGCTTTTGGGCCATGCTTTACCATTGTTTTTTGCATGGATGCTGAGATTGCATCATCAGCATGGTATTTTTCATTTGAAATCTGGATTGATCCTGTTGTCATGAGTCTGAATATCTCCTTGTGTGTGGGCCATACTGCATCATTAAACGTGGCCATGTTTTTAAAATTAGTGCCTTGTCTTGTGGCATTGCAACAAGACCAGCCTGTGCTAATCGTTTTAAAAAAGGTGATGCGTCTGGAGAATCAATAACAGATGCAAATGTATTAAAGATTTCTTTCTCAGTCATAGTTAAGATTGGGTTGCCGAGGTCGGAGCGTTCAGGGGTTGGTCGCTTCTTCCTCGGTTTTTTATGGAAGCGTAAACCAAGATCATATTCACTCATCATTTTCTGGCAAGCTCCTCACACGCAGCCTGTATATTATTAAGGCAATGGATTTCAGTAGAGCGTGTCAATGAATCCGTGAGCGAGATATATCCAATGCCAAAAATGCAGAGGTAAAGAAATAAATGTTTCATGGGGTTGGGTTCAGGGGCTTTCTAATATTAACTTACGGTCAACACTTGTCAACGATTTTATAATAAAACCTTTGTATCTTTTTTTGCTTCTTCCTTTAGTCTGTCTAAATCTTTCATCATTTTTTCTACAAAATCTTTTCTCTCAATATCCCATTCTTCTTTCAAATATTTATTTATAGCTTTTCTGATCAAACCTGATATTGATACTCCTGGTCTGACACTTGATTTTAACAGTTCATATTGACCTGGAGTGATTTGTATTGAAATTCTATGTAGCTTTTCACTCATAAGAAAAAACCTCTTTTGATTTTATTTTAACGATGTTTGATTGATCATAATAATCGTTTGTGCTTTTCAGCGTTTGAAAGTCACTAAATGGATCAATATCCGTTTTTTGTATTCTTTTTGGAGAATCACCTTTTAAAAATTGAAATCCAGCTTTTACACAAAGTTGCAAAGTATCTATTTCCCATGTAGCCTCTTTCTTTTCCTTTTTCTCTAAAATAATTTTCTTCAAAACAAGTGGTGCTAAATCAGTTGAATTGTTTGTTTGAAATCTTTGGGAATAACCATTACGACATAAATCAAGCCAAAAAACACTTCTGTCAAAAGGACTCATTTGATGTTTATATGCTTTCCTGGAGTTACAAAGCTCAACATAAATTTTTAACGCAACAGCAGAAAAAAATGTGGTATATCCACTAGACAAATATCCTAAAGAATCTAATTTTTGAAAATATTTTTGATGTTTTTTATATATTTCAGATATTAATTTGTCATATCTGCTGTTTCCATAAAGATAAGTTCCAGCGTATGGTGTGTTAAGTTTGCAAATTGCATTTTTAACCATCGCACATTCTTTTTGTTTCATCAAAATCCCACCAACAGTGATTCTTTCTGATTGGGTTCTTTTTTTGCCATTATCTAAAAGTTTTGCAACTTTATGAGGCATATTTCTTACAACACAAAAAGCAACTGTTTGGTTTGATTCAATTACTGCGTGTAATCTATGTTGTCCATTTATTAAAATTCCATTTTCATTAAAACAAAGACAATCCCAACTTAGATAAAATTCTTTTTTTCTCATCAACGTGGCCAATTCTTTAATCCACATTTTTTTTACAATCCTGTTGTTTTTAAAATTGCAAGTCAAATAATTTTTGGCTTTTTCAGGACTTATTAATTCAATTTGAAAATCAATAGAGTCTAAATTTACTTTGAGATCTTTGTATTGAAAAAGTTTTGATGGGGTTTGTATCATCATAATTTGATGCTGATGTAATGTCACTATAGCAACATAATGATGTCACTTTTATTTTGTTAAGGTTTGTTAACTTCGACATGGAATCCAGCCTCTCTAAGTTCTTCAATTCTATATTTCTGAATCTCACTCAATCTTCCCTTCGGCCCTTTGACCTCAATAAATTTAACCTCATCTGGTTTCATACAGATCAAATCCGGCAAGCCAGCCTTGTTGCACATTATTAGTTTTATTACTGTCCACCCTTCTTTCTCGTGCTTGTCGATCAGCTTCTTCTGATATTGAGCCTCTGTCATTTCTGTAGTGCTTGATCGTATAGCTTTCCTTTGATTGTACTACCTGATAAACTTTTAGCTCAATTCCCTTGTCTGCAAAAATATAGTGTATTTTATTCTTTCTATCCCTGCCAAGAAAACTTGCTCTCTCTCTACCCTGCAAATAACTTAAAGCAGAATAATCTATTCCAAGAAATATAAGATGATCGGCACTGCTTAAGTTAACACCTTCACGACAACTCTTAACCTGACCAATAAAAACAGAATCGCTTACAGCATTAAATATATCAGGATCATCTGTTGCCCTGTCACCAAAATATTCTCTAAGCATTTTACCTTCAGCAATGAAGCAATATAAGATGGCAATCCTTCCACTAAAGTTATTTTTTATATATTTAATCTTGCTTTTATCAAATACAACTGCACCATGTCTTTCGGTTATTACATGACCATTGTAAATTTGCCTTAACTTACTCATTACTTTCGCTCCTGTATCAGCTACAACTGATCTTCCCAATGGGCTACCTATAACACCATTTTTAATAATCCTCAACGCCAACCTATATGTTCTCTTTGACATCTTCACCATATGGACTTCTTCTTCCACCTCTTGAGTAAAACCAGCTTCCTTCTGAGTCATTTGTACTGTAAGAGGTTCAATATCTTTTAAAATTCTGCTTTGTTTGGCATCTGAATAATCTTTAATTACAATGCCTGTTCCAACTCTTTTCTCCTTCACATCCACATAATCACTGGCCCATCTGTAAAAGTTCTGATAATGACTCCATAAAAATGGGGTCAATGACCATTGATGATAAAGTTGGCTGAAGCTCTCAGGGCTTGGTGTCCCACTCATCAAAATGATACTGTTGTATCTAAGTTTCAAAATATTCAAATATCTTTGTGACGGCTTTGGAAATGCACCTACACTGTGGGCTTCATCAACAATGATCATATTCCAACTTGAACCTCTGAACTTTTTTAACATCTCAAAGTTAGTTATGGATACTACCTTTTCAAGATTCATCTTTTCAATATCATTTTTTATGCTTGGTATTGCTTTCTTTTTAGTAATAACCAAGACTTTTTCAAGTGCCATATTCTTAACAACAGATAGTGCCACCATTGTTTTACCTGTTCTACATTCACCACTTAAATATGCACATTTTTTGATCTGACAAAGCCTTGTCAACTTTCTGCTTGCTACTTTTTGATAGTCTCGTAATTGAACCATTGACCATACTGTATATGGTGCTATCTTACCCTATAGTTACACATAAAC